TTAGCCATGTCTAATACTCTTACTTCATTGTAGTCACTCAATAAACCTGTTCCGAAGAATAAGTTTGATTTTTGTGCTGCTACCATTGCTGAAGCTGCAAGACCAGGACAAAATGCCATCTCAATTCCTTGGAAGTTTAATGGTTTCTCTCCTACGTTCATTTGATTGTTCCATCCGTTAGCACCTGCTGTACCACCGCTTAACGCTTGTTGGTAAGCTTTTACTACGTTTGTTGGAACGTAAATCATCACATCTTCTTTACCGTATACAGTGTTAGGGATTGCATTTACTAATGAATCTAATGCTGTTAATACGTTTGCTGATGTGATTGAACCAGAAACAGAAGATGTTACAGGAGCGTTAGTACCACCTGCTACAACTGAAGAAGATAAAGCGGTATAGATACCACCGAATTGTCCGTTAGTTGCGTTTACACCTCTCCAGATTGATTCTTCAGTAGCTTGTGCTACTTTACCACCAACGTAAGAGATTAAGAAATCGTTGAAATCTTTTGGAATCTCATCAAATGCGCTATAGCCCAATTGTAAAGCTTCCCAAGAATCTACGAACTCTTGCTTACATAATTCAAGGTTTACTTGAAGTTCTTTTGGTTCTAAGATTCTCTCAGTAAGAGCTACAGTACCAGAAGTTGTGAAGTCACATGATGCGTTGTTTACGATGCTATCAACTGCAATCTTTTGGATAACACTTTTGAACTTCACATTCGGCATGATTGTGATGTATTGGTTATCTAAAGTTTTTGCTGATAACAACGCTGCTGCAATGTACTTCCCTGCGAATTCACCAGCATAAGTTGTAGTGATTGCAGGTTGTGCGAAATTTTGTTGTTTTCTCATCTTTAAATGATTTTGTTTTGTTTATTTATATAATTTAGATAAGAAAGAATTTTGGGTATTAACCAAAGCACCTTTCTTATTCATTTTAATTCCAGTTTTGTTTGGAGCGTTTTCATCAATTGGTGCACCGTCCAATTTTGGTAATTCTTCTTCTTCCTCATCAGGTTCAACAGCTGCCATTTTATCAACAGTGTTTACTTTTGTTGGGTCACCAGGTAAGTCTTCTGTCTTAACCTTTTTTGCATCACCACCTTCTTCCTTAACTTCCATCATAGATTGCATCTTCTTCTCTAATTCTTCAATTCTATATTGAAGTTTAGTTACCATAGATGCCATATCTTCAGAGATAGGGTCTGCTGTTTCTTCAGTAGCTACTGCTTCATCATCACCCATGTCACCACCAGCGATTGATTCCATTTCTTCAACTTCTTTTTCTTCTTCTGAAGCAGGTAATTCAACATTTTCTCTTTCAGTTATTTTACCATCCTTAGTCATTACTTTGATTAGGACTTCGTTACCTTCAGAATCTTTCAATGCTAACTCATGCTCACCATCTGGTGCTGGAGTTTTACCATCTTCGGTTACAACGTCTACTGCTTCGCCAACATCAAATGTAGGAGATTCAACTATTGTACCATCTGCTAATTTAGCGTAAGTAAAAAGTACTTCCTCTTTGCTTAATGAAAGAGTCTTTACTATTTTATCTAATACTTGTCTTGCGTTCATATATTGATTATTTAGTTATTTAACAATTTGTATTTTATTTATAGTAATTTTATTGATAAGTTGGTGGACAAAGTACAACTTGATAAGGTACTACATCTTGCCAAGGATAAGGATATGTGTATAAAAATGTACCACTTCCAGTTTCAAATGTATGTGTTGTAAATCCATCTGCTGTTGTGGTTGTTGCGTTTGTTACAAATGCTTTAGGTTGTCCAGCGTATTTTATTATTACTACACCTTTAGAACCATTTCCTCCAGCTCCAAATCCACCACCAAAGGTTGCAGATGCTCCACCGCCTCCACCGCCTCCATAAGAAGAACCAGAAACACCACTTTGTGTACCTGTTCCTGTGCCTGCACCACCACCCCATCCACCACTTCTGGCATCAGTATTTGGGTTAGGTAAACCTGCAGCGTCTGTAGGAGTTTTAGCTCCACCGCCACCGCCTCCACCAACTGTAAAGTCTGGGTTTGCTATGATAGTATTATAAATTCCTAATCCACCAGTACCACCGGCTGTTGTTGTACCTGCTGTACCACTATCTATTATTGATGCTCCACCGCCTGCACCACCTTGAGTAGCGCCGCCGGCTGAACCTGATTTACTAGCGCTGATAAGTAATCCATTTATTGTTAAATTTCCTGAATTACCACCAACTCCACCTACAGTCCCATTTCCATATTGGCCACCGAATCCTCCAGCAGCTGCAATAGTTAATGGGTTTGTATCAATATCGTTAAATCCAACAAATGAAGATGTTTGTCCATTTTGTCCATTAGAAGCAGTTACAATAGTACCACCAGAACCAAAAGTACCAACTGTAATATTATATGTTACATTTGGAATTATACTAATTGAACCAGTATAAACAGCTGCTCCACCTCCACCTCCACCGGACCTTAAACTACCAGTAAATTCCTCTATTTGAGGTACACCAGTTGCACCGCCACCACCTCCACCAACAACTAATATTGATGCAGAATAGTTGAACTTCATAACACCAATACAACCACCACCACCTAAGGCTTTGTTTATATTATAGTTTAGATTTAACATTCGTTAATTATTTAAATGCTACAATAGATGCAGCTGTTGAAGATGCAGATACTGCACATACTATACCAGGTATAAATCCACTAGCAGATACTAATGTTAATACTGATTGGTCATAAGTTTTAACCACTAAATTTCCTAATTGTCCTACATACAATCCACCAGCTACGAATCCAAATTGTGGAGCGTTTGCTGAAGCAGATGCGAATGCTGAACCTGAAATTGGTGTTACTGATGCTCCACCTACGAATTGTGGATTAGTAATATACGAATTTTGAGTTTCTAATTTCATATTATTTGTTTATTTTATTATTTAACAATTGTAAACCGAATTTTATTGATTATACTTGTCTACCTAATGTAGTTTGAAAGTTTTGAACTAATGTATAATAAGTTGATGCTTCACTATCAGTTAATCCTTTTCCCATTGATGCAAGAGAGAAACTTTCAGAAACATATGCATTTGCACCTAAATTCCTATTATTATTTGCTCCTATAAATAATGGAGTAGTTACAGTTTCAGTCAGTACATTTGTTTGATTTGCAATTGAAGTACCATTTCTAAATATTTTTTGGTTATTTGTACCACTTCCACTTATATTAGCAACGAAGAATCCTGCTCCATTTTGGTCAGCAGTTGATGATATTGGATTTTCCGAAATATCAAAAGAAGATTTATTTGCAGTATTTTTAGATATTAAATAAACCCTTCTTACTGGAGTAGTTCCAACTTCACAACCCATATCATATCCACTACTTGTTGTATCAGTTCTAGTATAAATTCCTAATGAACCATTTGTAACAAAATTTGAAACAGATGATTGTGGAGTAAATGATGTATCTGCGTATGTATTTGTACCATTTCCAGAAACTCCATCAGCATTATAAACCCAGCTTCCAGTAAAAGCTAGTAAATAAGAACCGGTATCAATTAAATTATATTTGTTAGTTTGCTGTGTACCACCTACAAATGGATATAATGCATATAACTTATCCCAAATATTATTAAATTTTAATGATGATACTAAAGAATCTAATGCATCTATTGTATTAGTGTTTGTAATACCTGTTGCATTTAAAAAATTTATTAGATTTTGGTCATTACCAGTAAATAACGTAAAAACATCATCCATTCTTTGTGAGCCTAACATCACATCATTTACTAAAGTATTACCTATATAGACTGTTTGCATATTATAAAATTATTTTTAACTAAATGTTACTGTATCGGATGCTCCTGCAGCTGTAATAGTATAAACTTTATAGCTTCCTACTGTTGCTGAAGTTTGTGTTACTCCACCAGAGAATGTTGCTGTGTTAGCTGTTGGTATTTTTAATATTACCACGCCAGACCCACCATTTGCTCCACTTTGAGTTGCAGAGCCACCACCACCTCCACCACCACCGGTGTTAGCAGTACCATTTTGTGGAGAGGTTGGGGATTTACCACCATTACCTCCGCCACCATTACCTCCGCTAGCTAAAGTACCATCGAATCCGCCACCTCCACCGCCTCCAGCTCTAGTAACTGAAGTTCCGGTTACGCTTGATGCTACACCATTACCACCAGCACCTGCTGTTGCTCCTGAAGTAGCATTTGTTCCAGCAACGGATGCTCCACCACCACCTGCACCATTAGCGCCTGAAGTAACGTTACCCCCAGCATATCCTTGATTAGATGTACCACTACCTCCAGTTGTAAATGCAGAATAAGTTGCTCCACCACCTGAACCGCCAGTAGCTGCTGCATAAAATGCGTTTCCACCACCTGCATTACCATATCCACCGCCTCTACCACCACCAGTTGCTATTATAGAACCAAATGTTGAATCACCACCATTAGTTGCATATGCTCCATTATTTACACCTCCATTACCACCACTACCTACAATTAATGAATAAGCAGTATTAAAAAGAGCTGTAAAAGGTGATTCTGCTGATGCTCCACCGCCAGATGATTCTCCGCTAATGCTAGACCTATATCCGCCGGCTCCACCACCACCTGCAATGTAAGAACCACCTCCGCCACCACCACCAATTACTAAATACTCAACAGATACTTCTGCTGCAACAGCTTCTGAATAAGGATTATTAACAACCAATGAGTTGTTTTGAAATAAAGTTATTGGAGTTGAACCTAAAAATGTTTCTTGTGAATATTGAGCCATATTAATCTAATTTATAATCAATCCAGTTTAATTGTTCTTCATCCCAATAGCATAATTCATTAGGTCTTTCTATTGGTGCTTTCCAGTCATTATTTTTATCTAATTGCCAAGAAGGGAATGGCTGATTAGATACAAAAATATCTTTTGTTTCATCATAATAAAAACCTATTCCAGCATATTGCTTTCTGAAGTTACCATTATATGATGTTTGTATCCATCTTCCACCTAGTCCTAATTCATTAGCTAAATAATCTTCACCTCTATGTTCTAATTCATTATCAATTACTAATACTTCTTGTACTATATTATTTTCATCTATTCTTGCAAAGTGTGCCATAATTTATATTTTTATGCAGTTCTTGTAAATGTTCCTGATGATAAAAATGAGTGTACAGTATATGAACCATCAGTTGTTATTGTTCCACCTGTTGCTGTCATTG